CTATTAGATAAATTCTTAGAGAAGAGGCTAACCAAGATGGGCTATGGAAGCTCCGTTAAGAAGACGGCTGGATTTATGACGACGGAGATCCAGAACGATCCTTCGGATTATCCGGGGTCAAGCAAGCCTGGTGATTACAAGGATTTCATAGATGCCTTTAATAACCTTCCCTGGCTCTATGCTGGAGCGATGGCCCTGGCGATAGCAGCGCCCAAGCCGACGCTGAGGATATACGAGCAGGCAGGGGAAGAGCAGCAGGAGGTTATTGGCGAAGATATAAATTTCCTTTTGAGGCGTCCAAACCCATTTCTCTCCTATAGGGAGTTACTTCAAATAACGATTATAAATATGTCAATTGCCGGCAATCACTTCTGGAACCTTGTTGGGACGCAGGGAGGGCAACCCATCTCTGAGTCTAACCCGCCCGTTGAGATATGGTGGATAAAGCCTGAGCAAATCCAGATTAAGGATCATCCAACCAAATTCATTGAAAAGTATGTGTTCACGTCAAGCCAGACGAATAAGTCTAAAGACCTTGACCCATCAGAGATCATACACTTCAAGCTCCCCAACCCGGATTCTTATTTCCGGGGTATGGGGGCTATGCAACCAGCGAAGAATACGGCAATCCTTGAATTTAACGCGATGGCTTATAACAAGAAATTCTTTGAAAACGATGCCGTTCCTCCATTTGTGTTTAAGTTTCCGGAGAAGCCAAGCGAGAAAGATTTAAACACATTTAAGCGACACTGGAAAGAGCTATATCAAGGGCCGAAGAACGCGGGGAAAATGGGATACATCTATGGTGACTCTGACATAAAGGAAATTGGCAAGACGCCGAAGGACGCCTCGTATATCGAGATGCGGAAAATGAACAGGGAAGAGGTGTTGGCTTGCCTTCCAGGAAGCGTACCGCCCTCAATTGTCGGGCTTCTGGAATATGCGAATTATAGCAACATGGAAGTGCAGAGCAAGAAGTTCTGGGAAGATTGTGTCATGCCGATCCTGGACTTGATTGCAGATAAGATGACGCTTAATTTGGCCCCCCATTTTGATGACGCATATTCGTTCAAGTTCGATTATTCAAATATTAAGATACTTCAAGAGGATGAGGAGAGGCGATCAGCAATAGCGCAAAGGTTGATTGAATGCGGGGTAAAAACCCCAAACCAGATCAAGCGTGAGTTCTATGACGATGATCCCTATGAGGGAGGAGATCAATATTTTATGAAAATGGGCTTAATTCCGATCGGCACAGAGGCTAGGAAGACCACTAAATCACTCTCGGCACACAAGACTAAGAAAGAGTCGTTCTGGCAGGAGAAGGCCCGCAAAAAGGCGCTATGGGAGAATTTTGTCAGGCGTGTCGAGGCGAAGGAGAAGGCTTATATCCCGATTGCGGTTAAATACATGAAACGTCAGGCAAGGGAGATCGGAGAGCGATTGAAGGGCGTTGATGATTTGGCCTCGGTTGCCCCAACAAAGCTAATTGAGATTGGAGAAGAGACGGATAAATATATCAAGGATTTCAAGCCCTGGTATTGGGAGACCTTTGCGAAGGCCGGAGAAGCTGGGAAGGTAACATCTAGGGGTTTCTTATATGACCTTGGATTGAAGAGTGTTTTTAAAGATGATGGGTTTCAATTCTCTGCCGAGCTTGAGGAGATGTTAGAGCAGATGGTCTTCAACTCTGGAACGATAGTCAATGAGACGCTAATTGATATTATTTACCGCACCCTCCAACGGGCAATAAAAGAGGGCTGGACGGTTGAAGAATTTACGCAGCTCATTACCCATCAGGTTGATGAATTTGCTACATGGCGCGCTCGGCTTTGGGCGAGAACAGAGGCAGCAAAGGTTGAGAATTGGGGCCAGGTCGAGGGATATAAGCAATCTGAGTTTGTGGAGAAAAAAGGATGGCTGTCCGCATTTGCTCCCAAGTCAAGAGGGGAACACATGGCAGCAGATGGTCAGGTTGTTGGATTGAACGAGTCTTTTATTGTTATGGGTGAACAGCTTCAATATCCTGGCGATCCCGCAGGAAGCCCAGGAAATATATGTAATTGTTTATGTGCGACCTATCCGGAGGTTGGAGAATTACCTGGAGGTTAAAATGGAAAAGATAAAAAAATCACTAGATACAGGCGATCTTGAAATTAAGTCGATTGATGAGAAGAAGCGGATCATCTGGCACAAAATCTCAAAAGAGGTTGTTGACCGGATGGGGGACATTGTGCGGATCGATGGGATAAGCACAAAGAACTTCAAGAAAAAGCCTGCGGTTCTCTATGGTCATAACTATGGCGGGATGAATCCGCTTCCCGTTATTGGAAGAAATGTCGGATTTAAGAAAGACGGCAAGTCGCTTTATGCCGGAACACAGTTTCTTCCAACCGCAGATGGTGAGCCAAGTCAGGCATTAAAGGATTTGATCAACGACAACTGGATGCTTCACAGGATGAAGCTCCTGGGATGGTCAATCGGATTCATTCCTACGGTGACAGAGAAGATTGAGAAAGAGAATAAGTTCTTAGGCTATGACTACAAGGAAGCAGAGCTTCTTGAATATTCAAGTGTGATCATTCCCGCGAACCAGGAAGCGGTCAATGATGCGATTGAGAAGGGGTTGATCTCTAAGGCGATAGCGAAGACTTGGCCGAAGGAGAACGTCAAGGTAATCGGCGATCTGACCGAAGAGATGTTGACCGAGGCTGATGTTGGAAAGCTCCAGGAAGAGGTGGAAAAGGAGCAGTTGGAAAGTACAGAACTACAGGGCATGTTGCCCGATTTAATAAAGGCACTTCGAGAAATTGTTGGAGTGCTAACAACCACTCAAAAAAGAATCGCAGATATTCTGCGAAAAATTCAAATCGGAGGAAAAAACACATGAGTGACGAAAAGACCGAAGTTCAGGAATTGAAAGATGAAATCTCGGCACTCAAAGATACGGTTAAGGAACAGTCTGATCTTTTGGCTACTGCCATAGCAGAGCAGGAAGATAGGGAGAAAGAGGCAAATGCAGAGGCAGAGAAAAAAGCGAAAGAGAAGAAAGCTACTCCTACCCCCATTCGATTAGACCTTACGGAGACCGTTTCGAGAGATGTCAAGGGCATCAGAGACATTATGGTGATGCCTTCCGCTATGCTGAACGATGCGGAGAAAGAGATCCGTGATTTTGCGGATAACGCCTATATCACGGCAACCCTTTTGCGGACAAGTCCACAGAACCTAAAAATGTGGCAGGGATTTAAGGCATCTAACACAGCCTTAAGGAAAGCGATGGATACGGCAACGGCCACAGAAGGCGCAGAGTGGATACCCACAACCTTAAGCACAAATTTGGTTGAAAAGTATCGGCTAGAGGCTCGGGTTCCCGGTTTGTTTACCGAGATCCAGATGCCGCGCAACCCGTTCAAGCTCCCTACGAATTTAGCCGACATGACCTTTTACCTGATCCCAGAATCCACAAGCGACGAACCAAGCAAAACTCCAAGCACAGCATTAACCACAGGGGATTTGACCCTCACGGCTAAAAAGCTGAGGGCGCGATCCATCTGGTCAGAAGAGCTTGATGAAGAGTCGATTATTCCCCTTCTCCCTGCAGTCAAGAATAACATCGCCAAATCAGCAGCACTTGCAGTTGAAGACGCGATTCTCAATGGAGACACAACGGCAACTCACATGGATTCAGACGTAACCGACACGAAGGATCATCGGAAAATTTGGAAGGGACTGCGAAAATTGGCGCTGGCAAACTCTTGGAGTGCTGATCTCGGCACGTTCGACAAAGACACGACCCGAGGACTGCTCACGAAGATGGCAAAATATGGGATCACCCCATCGGACCTCGCCTGGATAACCGGACCGACTTGCTATAACAAGCTGAGAGGATTGGCAGAGCTTTTGACTGTGGATAAATATGGTCCGGCTGCCGTGATCCTGACTGGAGAAGTGGGGAGATACTATGGTTCGCCTGTCATAATTTCTGAAAAGACAAGGCAAACCCTGAATGCAACCGGTTATTACGATGGTAGCACTGTTGATAATACCGAGCTGACTGTTGTGAATCGCAGGGGCTTTATCATCGGCAACCGTGGAAACTGGAGGCTCACTGTTGATTTTGATAATGATGTTGACCAGTACGTGCTGAACGTCCGGTTCAAAAAGGATTTCATCCCCATCTATGCTATCGCTACTGAGCCGATTGTAGCCACTGGCTTTAACGTGGCCATCTAAGGAGAATGACATGAGTTTATCAAGTGAACTTAAAACCAAAGTAATGCGGTTGGGGGATATTCTTATTGATTCAGATACAATCAAGTATCCCTTGTGGAAGCTGGCCCGTGCGATCAAGATTTCTGCTGTTTATCTTGGATCAGACACGGCTTGTGCCGCCGCAGACACCAACTACAACACATTCACGTTGACCGACATCACAGACACCATTGCATCGATTGCCAATGGACCCGTTTCGGGGGGAACGACCTTTGCTGC